GGCTTTTAGAAATCCCCGCGAAAATCGAACTTTTGGTATAAGCTCTGGGTAGCCCTGCAAGCCTGCTGGGGGCGATAACACTCTTGAGAGGATATATAGACCTATGAACGTTGCAAAGTCCTTACAACCGCTTCTGAGACCGCTGAGCGTCATCAAGCCTGCCGGGTCGAATCCCCGGCGCGGTGACGTGGAAGCCATCATGAAATCTTATGAACGCTTTGGGCAACGCAAGCCCATTGTGGTCCATGAGAAGACAATGGAAATCATTGCCGGAAACCACCAGTACGAGGCAGCCAAAAGATTGGGCTGGGACGCAATCGCAGTCGTTACGGTAGATGACGACCAAGAGACTGCTACGGCTTACTCGATTGCCGATAACCGTATCGGTCAGCTGGGTGAGTGGGATGTGGAAGAACTGGTTGCCGCATTCGAGTCAATCTCACCAGATGACTTGGAGAATGTCGGATTCCAGGAGATTGACGTGGAGGACTACCGAGCTTTACTTGAGGAACAGATAGTAACGACAGAAGCCGTCATGGACCCAGATACGGGTAAGGCTAGGCTAACCAAATCTGACGGCAACCCTGACCTGGCTGTCGAAAAAGACAAAACATATCAAGAGTTTCTGGAACGGTACACCCAAAAAGCTACGCGAGCCATCATTCTTTACTATCAGAACGAGCTTTATGGGAAAATAGTTGAGGGGCTTGCAGAGCTTCAAAACCATATGGGACTAGACGACCATGCTGAGGTCGTAGAAAAGTTGATAAAGGATGCGGTCAAAAACATCAAATCTACCTGAGTTCTTCATCCCGAGGGCAATGACGGTCCCCGAGGCAGAGAAGATGGTGGGGGATAAAGTTGTGGATAAAGTACCCAACGTCAATGAGGCTGGAATATACCGAGACGCAGATACCGGGCAAGCAATCTTGGTGTACGCCCCATCCCCACGCTCGATGGTGATGCTCCGCCAGCAGATTCCAAAGGTGAGCTGGACCACCACTCTCCGGGCAAAAGGTACTCGTAATGTTTCCAAGATTTTTGGGATGACGAACAGGTCGGTAGTCCTGCGCCGTGAAGGTTGCGCCCCAGCCGGTATCGCCTGGGAGAGCCCAGCGCTCCAAATGGAGTTGAGCGCTCACGCCAGCGCTCTGGCTGATTATCTCCACACTGCCCTACCCGAGGTATGGGAGCACGACCTTCAAACCATAGACGCGGTTCTCCCAGAATGGCGTATGACCGAGGATTCTCTCTGGACATCCGGGGTCATAAACCAGTCGAGTAGTTTGCCTTATCACCGAGACGGCTCCAACTTTGACACTTGGTCCGCTATGCCGGTAATCCGCAGGGGTATGGACGGCGGACACCTCCACATGCCTGAATACGATATAACTATCAACTGCCGGGATAGTTGGCAGTTATCGTTCAATGGCTTCCGGTACGTTCACGGTGTCACGCCCATGAAGCCGAGGACCAAAGATGGCTACCGTTATTCCATTGTGTTCTACGCGAAAAAGGGTATGAAGGATTGTCACACCTACGCTGTCGAGATGGGTCAAGCCAAGGCTCGCAGGTCAGCGAGAGAGCACGTCATGGCTGAGAAGGTATCAAAGCTAGTCAAACAATAACGAAAGGTGACGGGGTGACCTACGAACCCAGGATAGCTGTAATATCCTACGAACCACTCATAACTATTCAGAGCGCAAATAGGACCCGGCAAGTGAAACCTATGCTCAAGTCTCTCAGCCCGCTAACGCCAACCTGGTATGTCCCAGCGGACCAAGCTGAAGACTATGAGACGGCGGGCGCAAAGGTGAGGGCGGTAGACGGCGTAATGCCCATGGCAACGAGACAACTAAATGCGGCACTAGATGACGGGTTCTCTGAAGGTCGTATCGTCATCACAATGGACGATGATTACGTATCTTCTTCTCAGCAAAGACGGAAAGACGGAAGATTGGTGCTGGAGCAGGTCTCGTTACTTGATGTCATCAGAACTATGGTTGTTAAGTTGGATGATTCAGATTTTTTGCTTGCGGTAAACGCTCATTGGAACCCAAATGTTCGCAACAGGAATAGACCCGTAGATTGGGGCATAGGTATAGGTGGTCTTATGGCTCACAAGCCGTCTGGTCTACGTTTTGACAATGAGCTTGATGAAACCTACGACTTGGATTTCCAGATTCAACACCACTTGGCTTTTGGGGGACTGGTGAGGCTCAGAAAGTATCTTATAGACTTTCATTGCTTCGATACGAGCAAGCCGGCAGAAGATTATGAGGGTGGATTCGCCGGATACCGAAACGATGAGACTGGGGCAAAGACAGTTGATTACCTCAACTTAAAGTATCCGATGCTCAAGTTCGAGTACTTTGGGGTAAATCAGTCCTGTATCGAGGGTACGGATTGGCGAGCGCTAGCTCAGAAAAAATGGGGGAAGTGAAAGTATGCCTTTGATGCCACTAATAACGATTCAGTCAGCGCACCGAACCGAGCGCGTTGAGCCTATGAACTCTGAACTTTACCCGATTGTCCCCACATGGTACGTTCCGGCAAGCCAAGCAGAGGATTACGAAAAGGCTGGTGCTGTTGTCAAACCAGTTGAGGGGACTTTACCGATGAAGCCCAAGCAACAAAATGCCGCTTTGGATGACGGATTCGCTGAAGGTCGCATCGTGGTCCTAATGGATGACGATTTCCTGAAAGCAGAGATGAGGGACTGGGACCAACCAGAAAAGTTTGTTGTAGTGAAGGTCCCCTTGCTTTATGTGATAAAGAACATGGTGGACGAGCTAGAGCAATCGTCAAAATATTTGGCTATCAACGCTCATATGTTCAATATGCGTTGGTCTAGGCCAGATTCAGCAGGTTACGGTAACGGCGCAGGGGTAATTATGGTTCACAAGCCCAATCCTCTGCGTTATGACGAACAAATGAACGACACTGAAGATTTGGATATGGTGATTCAGCACCACCTACACTACGGCGGGCTCGTGAAGCTCCGTAGGTTCAACGCTGAGTTCCACTTTTTCAAACCTCATTTTGATGGCGGGAAAGACAAAAACTACTCAGGCGGGTATGAGGGATACCGGACCGATGAAACGGTTATGGCTACAGCACGCTATCTCAACAAAAAATACCCATCCCTTGAGTTTGAGGAAGTGGGAGTCAATCTCAATATGTTCAAAAATATCAAATGGCGAGACTTCTACCGTGAGTAGCCTTGACTTCCAGGTCGCAATCTGTACTTACGCCAGAGAGAGAACAATAGGTAAGGCAACGCTCGCAACCCTGAAGCGTGCCCAAGTGGACCCGGACCAAATAACGCTTTTTGTGCCGAGCGCCAAGCAAAGATACGACTACGAGGATGTACTAGGGCAAAATACTTACCGGATAGTTGTCACAAGTCCCGGTCAGTTTAGGTCCCGCCAGATGGCGCACCGACATTACGTTAGCAAGGGAATGGAAGGAGTGCCCCTCATCCAAATAGATGACGATATTTGGGGGTTCTGGGAACTGGTTGAGCGCCCAGAAACAAAAGCCGGCTGGGACACTATTCACTACGAGGGCACACTAGAGGACATGGCTAAGCAAGGTTACGGTCTGGCTAGCTCGTTGGGGACCGGACTTTGGGGTATTTCGTTCGCCCAAAACTATTTTTACATGAGTAATCACGCCTCAGTCGGCAATATGCTTATCTGTGGAGGCTTCCAGGGTGTTTACGCCGGGGATGACATATTTATTGGAGAACGCCGAACCTACGCAGAGTCAGCAGAAGAGGATAGTGAGACCAGCTGTCTAGCATTCCTCAAATACGGGAAAGTGGCGAGACTTCAGTACTTTAGCTTGGACCTCAAAGACATAGAGCCAGGTGGAATCCGCAAAGAGATAACCGATGAGGGATATGTGAAGACTGAGCAAGAGGCAATACGCGCCAGAGAGATGACTAACGTAGCTGCCCGAGAGATGATTGCCCAAAGATACCCCGGCTTAGTATCGGTAGTCTGGATGGACAAGAAGGATGGGTTCCTGGGTAACGGCAAACAGCAAGCGCTGAAATACAAAAGATTGGGTAACACGAGTATCCCCAGGAATCTTATTGAGCGTGAGTTCCTGAAGCAGGGATAGCCGATGGAATACCAGGTTGCTATCCCTAGCTACAAACGACCAGAACTGCTCACAACCGCTACGCTCGCTATGCTCGCTAAGTATGGAGCAAGCTCCAAACTGGTGACTATCTTTGTGGCTAATGACGAGGAATACAGGGAATACCGCAAGGTGGTTCCCTCAAAATACGAAATCGTGAAGGCAGTTCCGGGCTTGTTGAAAGCTCGGCAATTTTATCATTCGTATTATGACGAGGGTACGCCGTTGCTAAACTTGGATGACGATATCAAGGACCTCAAGGTCAAGGATGGGAACTCTCTCGGGGTATATACCGGGGATATAGACACTTTGGTTTTGGCTGGATTCGGTTTGGCTGAGAAGTATCGAGCTAAAATGTGGGGAGTGAACCCTGCTAACAATGGTTTCTACCTCAAGGATGAGGTGACGGTTGGGCTCCGGTTGATGTGCGGGGTTTTTCACGGCAACTATGCGGGCGATAAAGCTGTCACCGGGTCTGATAGACCAACCGACAATAGTTCAGCCGAGGACTTTGAGACCACATTACGTTCGTTTCTTATGAATGGGTCGGTGGTTAGAATGGAGTGGATTACCCCTATCACCAAGTTTTTTGCCCCAGGTGGGATGGATGCTGAGGTGGAGGACCGGCAGAAGGAGAACACTTTGGCTATTTATGAGGTGGTTTCCAGGTATCCTGACCTAGCATCTCTGAAATACAAGGCAGGAGGTATCGCAAGCATTAGGCTGAAAGCCGAGACCTACGCCAGAGAGCCAAGAATATGACGCAAAGAGGCAGACCGCCCACACCGGTAGAGATAAAGCGCAAAACAGGCAACCCTGGGAAGCGTAAGTTGCCGGACCCTATGGAGTTGGAGTTGCTTCCGCAAGCCGAGGGTATCCCTGAACCGCCGAGACCACTTCTGAAGCCGGGTCGTAGGTTGTGGGATGAGGTTTGGACCGCCGGCATCCAATGGATATCGCCTACGACTGATATGGAAATCCTGCTTATGACTTGCGAGCTAGTGGATGAACGCTGGAACTTGCGAATCAAGGTTATGAACTCAGAAGACATGGGTATGGCTCGCCGTCTCGATTCTGTATCCAACCAGATTGTACGCAATCTATCCTTGCTCGGGTTCACGCCCAGCGATAGGACCCGACTGGGTGTAGCAGAGGTCAAGAAGGCGTCCAAGATTGAGGAAATCATCAGGAGACGCAATGAGCTTCACAAGCCATAACCCGAAGTGGCTGACCCCGGTCCCCGATGAGCATTTGGATAACGGTGAGGGTGATATCGCCATTGAGTTCGCTGAACAATACGGGATAGTAACCAAGGATTCTGTCGCTGGTCTGTCGGGGAGTCCCTTACGATTGCGGGATTGGCAAAAAGACCTAATCAGGCACATTTTTGCACACGATGAGACAGACCAGCTACGCCACAGAATCAACCTGGTCGGGATGCCCCGCAAAAACGGCAAATCAGCGTTGGGTTCGGTTCTGGCGCTGTATTCGCTCATCGCCGGACCCGATGGAGGGGAAGTATATTCAGTAGCCGCAGAGACTGGACAAGCTCGTATCGTGTTCAAGGATGCGGCAAGAATGGTTGCTGAGTCTGAAGAGCTTTCCAAAATGATGAAGGTTTACCGAAACGCAATATATTACCCAGAGAAGCACAGCGCGTATACGGTTTTGTCTGCTGAGGCTTACTCCAAAGAAGGGCTCAACCCTACGTTCGTAATGTTTGACGAGCTTCACGCCCAACCAAATCGTGACCTATTTGACGTTATGTCCCTGGCTATGGGTGCTCGTGGCTCGATGGCAACGATGCTCGCCATTACAACGGCAGGTGTCAAGACTGATAGCACTGGTCGGGACTCAATCGCATACGACTTGTACCAATACGGTCAGAAAATATCGCGTGGCGAAGTGGATGACCCAACATTCTTTATGGCTTGGTGGGAAGATGACGGAGACCACCGTGACGAGGAAACTTGGAAGCGGGCAAACCCAGGCTACGCTGACCTGAACGCTCCGAGCGACTTTCATTCTTCAGTTCGCCGGACCCCTGAAGCTGAGTTCCGCACGAAACGCTGTAACCAATGGGTTTCGAGCCAACTTGCGTGGCTTCCCAACGGCGTATGGGACCAACGAGAAGAAGCATTCGAGGTCAAAACTGATGACCAAATAATTCTTGGTTTTGATGGCTCGTTCAACGGTGACGCAACCGTTATCGTAGGGTGCGTTATCCCCGAGGATGACGATGACCCTCTCAGAGTATTTATGGTGAAGGCTTGGGAGAAGGACCTGGAGATTCACGATGAGGATTGGCGGGTGGATGTTCGTGAGGTAGAGCAGACCATTATTGAGTTTTGTAAAGACCACCCCAACGTCAAAGAAATTGTTTGCGACCCCTACCGCTGGACACGCTCTATGCAAGTTTTGGAAGATTACGGTTTGCCTATCGTGGAATATCCGTCCACAAGTGCCCGCCGTATGGTCCCGGCTTGTACCAAGTTCTACGATGCGGTAATCGAAAAGCGACTCATCCACGATGGGAACCCTATTCTTTCACGCCATTTGGACAACGCGGTTGTCAAGATTGACTCAGTAGGACCCCGTATAGTAAAAGAGAAGCGGGACAGCCCCAGAAAGATTGACGCTGCTGTTGCGGCGGTTATCGCAGTAGACCGAGCAACTGTAGGTAGAATGGAAGCACTAATACCTGAGTTCTTTGGATAGGAACATGGCCTCAACATTACAAATTAGTGGAGCAGTTGCTATCACTGCGGGAGCTTCACTCATATTTTTGCCAGCTGGAATAATCATAGGTGGCGTATTTCTTTTGGTTATCGGCTACGCGATGGGTGTGGATAGGTAATGGTTTTCAATAAGCTATTCGAGCAGAGAGCCATTGACTTTCAGACCATCTGGGGTAGCGGTGAGGATATCACTCTCGGCAATCTGTCCTCTACGAATATCAACGACCAGACGGTATTCCAAGTCAATGCTGTGTTCTCGGCTGTCAGCCTCATCGCTAACACAATCTCCACTTTGCCTCTGAACTGTTATGTCCGGGTAGATGGCAACCGTGAAGAACTGGACCCCAAACCAGCCTGGGTGACGAAACCAGATGTAGACCTACCGCGTGAAGCGTTCTACAACTCACTCATCGTCAGCTTGTTGCTAGATGGCAACTCTTTCATCCGGGTATTCTCCAACCGGCGTGGCGAGATAGTGAACCTGACGGTCCTGAACCCGCTGACCGTGGACATCAAGCGTAATTCTGTCGGCAAGGTCACTTTCACGGTGGAGGGTGAGAGTAGACCACTCGATTCTGAGTCAATCATCTGGATTCCTGACGTGGTTCGCCCGGGTGAGCTACGAGGTGTCTCCAGGGTCAAAGCTCTGAAAGAAAACTTTGGGCTTGCTATGGGTCTTGAAAAGTTTGCAGCTTCATTCTTTGGTCAAGGAACCAACCTCAGCGGAATCATTGAGTTCCCCGGCAACCTGACCGCCGAGCAAGCCGCAAATCTGGTCAATGGGTTCGATAACCGCCATAAAGGATGGCGTAAAGGTCACAAGACTGGCGTGTTGTCTGGTGGAGCCACTTTCAAAGCGACCCAGATTGACCCGGCTCAGTCGCAAGCGCTAGAGGCACGACACATGGCGGTAGAGGATATCGCTAGAGCGTTCAATATCCCACCCAACCTGCTTGCTCTACCGGGGACTACATCCTATGCGAGTGTCGAGCAGACCAACCTTGCCTGGGTGACTCACGGTTTGCGCCCGATTCTCGCCAAGATTGAGGGAAGCATTAGCCCACTTTTGGCTAGGTCCCCGCGTGGAGAGAACGCATACATCAAGTTCAACCTTGACGGGCTCATTCGTGCGGACATTGCGGCTAGGACCTCAGCGTATTCGACTGGTCTACAGGCAGGATTCCTGACAATCAACGATGTCCGCAGGTTGGAGGACCTCAAACCTATGGACGACCCATCGGCTGAGATGGTCCGGGTGCCTCTCGCCAACGTGGACCTTGACGATTCCGGTATTACCGCTATCAAGAACAAGGTCCAAGCGGCACAGCAGTTGGTTCTGGTTGGTTTCAACCCTGAGCAGGTTTTGGAAGCCCTGGGTCTGCCTGCTATCGAGCACACTGGTCTGCCTAGCTCGCAACTTCAGCCGGTTACCCAGGTGGACCCCGAGGACCCAGAGGAACCATACGAGGATGAGGTAAAAGATGCCGATTCTGAATAGTC